GAAAAAGAATGCGCTATGCGTTATGAAAACATAGAAAAGCGTTTGGATAAAGGTGATGCTAAGTTTGATGCTATGGATGCAAAGAGAACAGAGTATTTAACATTGAATGCACAACAACACAATGAATTAAAGAAGTTATTAGAATAGTTATGATAATAACAGATGATTTTTTAGATAAAAAAGATTTAAATCAATTAGACGAATATCTTATGTCTCCCGGGTTTCCTTGGTATTTGCAAAAAGAACAAGTAACAGGGTCAAATGATGGTAATTGGTTTTGTCATATTATGTATGATAATGATGTACCTAAATCAGATTTATATAATCCTATTGCTAACATTTTTAAAAATTATTTAAATTACCTCACACTAATTAGACTAAATGTTAATTTATTACCCAGACAAAAAACTCCAAGTCCATCAGATTTTCATACAGATTTAGATGAATATTTAGATAAAGAAAAATCTACAACTTCTATTTTTTATTTAAACACAAATAATGGATATACAGAATTTGAAGATGGTGAGAAGATTAATTCTGTAAAAAATAGATTAGTAACTTTTCCAACAAAAACTCTTCATAGAGCCGTTGGACAAACTAATATTGATGCTAGAATAGTGCTAAACTTTAACTATATATAATCAATACTATGGCTACAGCAAAAGAATCAATGGCAAAAATAGCAGCACACGAAAAAGAATGCGCTATGCGTTATGAAAACATAGAAAAGCGTTTGGATAAAGGTGATGCTAAGTTTGATGCTATGGACGCAAAATTTACTAAATACATAATAGGTTTGTATCTTTTAATCATAGCGGCCAGTGGAGTTGATAGAGTCTTTTCTTAAACACATAAATTAAATAAGGAGTATTTAAATGGAAAACAACCCAATACAAGAAGTAACTTTTGATGGTGACACTTACAGCATTGAGAACCTAACCCCCAGAGTAATTGAGTCTTTTAACACCCTGTTCAAAGGCCAACAAAAACTTAATGACCTTGCTATAGAAGTTAGGTTAGCGCAAGCAGGTATATCTGCATTAACTGAGGATCTTAGAACTATTTTAAAAGAAGATAAGATAAAACCTACTGTTAAAGTAGAAGAAGAAAAGGAGTAATTATGGATATCGAAAAATGCAAAGCTGAAATAAAACGTCACGAAGGTGAGGTTTTGGAGATCTATGAAGATAGCTTAGGCTATAAAACTTTAGGCGTAGGCCATTTGTGTCAACCAGGCGACCCAGAGTATGATTGGGAGGTTGGTACACCCGTAACTCAAGACGTAGTAGATTTATATTACGAAGATGATTTTAAAAAACATCTTGACGAAGCAATACACGTGTACGGTTCAGAAGGAGAGTTTTACAGCTTGCCCGAAGATATACAACACGTGTTGGTAAATATGTGTTTTAATCTAGGAGGCACTAGACTTTCTAACTTTAGAAATATGTTAGATGCCTGTAGAAAACACGAATGGGAACGAATGGCTGCTGAAATGGAAGACAGCAGATGGTTTAAACAAGTAGGAAGAAGGAGTCTAGAACTACAAGCGTTAGTTCGTAATACTGTATAATGAAAGAATGGCATATTTTAAACTTATTACTTTCGGAGGCAAAGCACCTAGAGTATCTCCTAGGCTTTTAGCAGATAATCTTGCGCAAACTGCAACCGACGTAAATTTAGAGAGTGGACGTCTTGTACCTGTAAAAGACAATTCTACAGTAAACCCCTCTAGTGGGGTTTCTACTCTTGCCAATACTTCTAAACAAACTATATTTAAATACACTGACAGCCCAGAACGTTGGCTGCAGTTTGATGAAGATGTAGATGTCGTGCGAGGGCCCATAGCTGGGGACACGAACGACACGATATACTGGTCAGGGCAGTCTTTTCCTAGAATGGGCAGAAGTGACATTATCTTAGGCAGTGCGCCCTACCCCGATGCTTTTTATAGACTAGGCATACCAGCACCGACAGCTGCTCCTACAGTAGCGATCGCAGCACCAACAACAATCAATGCAACCATAACAACCACTAGTGGATCCGGTGTTATAACGGTGACTACTGCAAGTGTTCACGGGGCAACAGTTGGTGATATTATGACGCTTGTTGGTTTCGGTGCTACAAATGGGCTAACAGCTGACGAAATTAATGGTGATTTCAAAATTGTTTCTGTTCCTAGCACCACAACATTGACAGTCGCAACCAGCGGGTCTGCTACAAGTTCAAGCACATCTAGTTCAGTTAGTAACGGGGCGTCTTTTAATGGCCCATCCGATGCTGATTTAGATTTTGAAACATCTTATGTTTATACCTTTGTATCTGCTTATGGTGAAGAAGGGCCACCCTCTGCTGCTTCTACTGTTGTAACCACCGATGATAATCAAAAAATCAATCTTAGTAATTTAGAAACTAGTCATTCAAACTCAAACATTAATCTTCTTAAAAAACGTATATATAGATCTAACACTGGTTCAAACACCACGCAGTTTCAGTTCGTGGCAGAGCTTGCACTGTCAGCTACAACATACACGGATACTTCTAAAAACAGCGAGTTAGCTGAGGTTATACCCTCTACTACATGGATTGCACCGCCAGACGATGATACCTCTTTGTATCCAGATGGGCCCATGAAAGGGTTGTGTGCGTTGCCAGGCGGAGTGTTTGCTGGTTTTACTGGTAAACGTATATGTTTTAGTGAACCTTTTCTACCCCACGCTTGGCCTGCAAACTATAGGCTTGCTATAGAAGAAGAGATAGTCGGCATGAAAGTAGTATCAAACGGTATTTTAGTTACAACAAAAAGCGTGCCATACCTAGTCACAGGATCTGGGCCTGACACGATGACAGCAATACGCATTGAAAGTTCGCAAGCTAACCTAAACAAAAGATCAATAGTCGACATGGGGCCCTTCGTTATATATGCAAGTCCGGACGGATTGATTGCAGCCGAAGGGACAACTGTACGAAACTTAACAGAAGGTATTATCACACCTAGTCAATGGCAAGCTAACTATTACCCCGCAACAATCACTGGATTTTTATGGGAACAAAGATACGTTGGTTTTTACAACACAGGCAGTGGTTATGGTGGTTTTATATTTGACCCAAGAGTTGGTGATGGCACAAGTTTTGTAGATCTTGATGCAGGCGGACTTATACGTGGTGGGCACACAGATCCGGACGACAGCCAGTTATATTTAATTATAAGTAACACGATTAAAAAGTTTCAAGGCAGTGGTACTAACTTAACGTTTAATTGGAAATCAAAAGAATATGTTATGCCAAAACCAATTAGCATGGGTTTTGTAAAAGTAGAAGCAGAATCATACCCCGTAAGAGTTAAAGTATATGGCGATGGCTCTGTTATTTATAACGCATCAATCGCAACTTCTGGTAGTGTTTTTGCTGTCACTGGAACTACCCCTAGTTTTAGTTCTACTTCTATACCTGAACCAATACTAAGACTGCCAGCAAGTGTACATAAGACTTTTGCCGTAGAAGTAGAAGGTGCCACTATTGTCAACGAAATTTGCGTTGGAGAGTCTATAGATGAATTAAGGAACATCTAATGACCACTAAAGTACCCGCGTTAAAAAATATACCAACTAAAGTAGATAGAGAATTAGCTGATACCCTTAAGTCTATGAAAGAAGCCCAGGAAATTAGACTGGGCAGGCTAGGTGATCCCTTAGATAGAGCTATAACACTACGAGAGTTAATAGACTCTGGTATGGCTAAACAACTCACTAACAAGCCTTTTAATCCTAACGGAACCACACCAGAATTTATACCTAACGATGATACTATTGGAGATTTAACTATCCCACCTGCCCCTACGGGATTAGAAGCTTCTGGGGCTTTCACCGAAATCATAATTAACTGGAACACAGCACCTTACACTAATCATGCATACACAGAAGTTTGGCGTTCAAGAGATGATGAAGTAGGCACCGCTACTCTTATTACAACCACTAGCGCTTTTGTCACCACCGACCCTGTTGGTTACAATCAAACTTATTTTTATTGGGTACGGTTTGTAAGCACTAGCGATGTAAGAGGCCCGTTTAATCAAACAAACGGTACAAAAGCAGACACGGTAGAAGATATAGCTACCGTTATGGCACAGTTAAGTGAAACTTTAGCTGCCTTGCCTGGATACTCAGTATTAACAAATGCAGATAGCACAAATGCGGCAAACATTGCTACAGTGACTGGTAATGTAAGTACACTACAAACAACAGTAAATAGTCATGCATCAACTTTAACAAGCCATACAGCTAGTATTAACAGTAATAGTTCTAATGTGACTAGCTTAACTTCAACAACTGCAAGCCACACTGGAGATCTTAATGCAATGTTTGTACTGCAAGCATCTACAGAATCAAATGGCAGTAAATCAGTAGCAGGCATGGTTATTGGATCTAACGCTAGTAATGGTTCAGGGGCCCAGTCTTACGTACAGTTTCAAGCTGATAAGTTTGCAATATGGAGTGGATCTAGCAACATAGCGCCTTTTATTGTAAGTAGCGGTACAGTATTTATAGACAGTGCACGTATTCAGGATGGAGCTATAACAAATGCACGTATTGCTAATGCAACTATTGAAGACGCAAAAATAGCTAACATAAACGCTTCTAAAATTACTGCGGGGACAATAAGCACAGCCCGTTTGGATTCTTCAGTTATAGTATCCACAGACTTATCCACAGGAGGTTCTTCAACCATCAATGGCGCTAACATTACTACAGGCACAGTATCTGCTAACCGTATAGACACCGCCATACTAAGAGCAACCGATGTTGGTTCAGGTGGTTCTACTACCATTGACGGTGCTCGAATAACAACGGGTACAATATCTGCTACTCGCATAGACACAGCTAATTTAACTCTGCCGTCATCGGGAGCAGCGGCCCAGACAATAGGTCCTTGGACACCATCAAACACCATGCAGTATAAGTTTGTTACAAGTGTTGGATCAGGAGCAGGGTTTTATCATGGCTTTGTAAGACTCCAAGGAATTACTAACCATGTAAAAACAGTTAGTTTGGTTTATTTTGATTCAGGGACCTCTGCTATAGTGTACAACAGCGGCACAACGGATAAGTTACCCGGGCAGGTAGATAGATTTTTTTCAAGCTCTGACTCTGCAAATATTCCGCAAGCCTTTGAATACACAGGAAGCAACACAGTGAATTTGTTTATTCTTGCACAGGCAGACTCTGCACCGGATTCATTAACAGTAACAGCAAGATTCTATAAATACAGCACATAATGGAGAACAGTAGTGAGTGAATGGACAATGCGCGATTATACTTATGCATATGAGTTAGTATCGTATAAGACAGAAAAAGAAGGTGATGTCACTGGCATCATAACAGAGGTTAACTTTAATGTTACGGCTACAGATACCTCTTCTAATAATGTTACTTTTCCTTGGAGGTTTGTTTTTTGTAAATACACCAGATCGGGAACTTGCCCGATGACTGGCAAAACCATAAACTTTACGCCACTTGCAGACCTTACTGATGCAAAAATTATTAGATGGATTAAGTCAGCCTTTGCGTACCAAGACCGAGATATACTCTTAAACCACCATGCAGCACAATTATTAGAAGGAAGAACTGCAGATAATCCAGCACCCTAGTTGCTACTGGGGCAGGAGATTGATAGAATAAATTATGGCGTACAAAAGAAAAACAACCAAAAAAAAGCCAACACGTAAAAAGTCTCTAACTAAAAGACAAGAGGCTACTATGAGTAGGCATTCTAAACACCATACCGCAAAGCATATGAAGTACATGAAGAACCTTATGATGAAGGGAAGTACTTTTACTGCGGCACATAAGAAGGCACAAAAAGCAGTAGGAAAGTAAACACCCCCACACATGAAGGAGTCATGCAAAAAAATATTACGGTGGATTGCGAGTCTTTTTGTACAGCATTATCAAGTTAGAGTATCGTTTAACAAAGAGTATGGAGACTCAGACGACAAAGTTTACGTCAGCAAAAAAATAATTGTACAAAAAGAAAACCACTTAAAGTTCCGTGATCTTGACAACAAGACCATCGAATACAGAAGTGCAGGTGGTTTGAATTACATCATTGAGGACCTGTAATGCAACAGATACTTATAGGAATTATATTAATGTTAGGTTTAGCAAGTTATTATTTCTATAGCCAAAACCAAATACTGAGTGCAAATAACGCAGCACTAGAAGGTGCAGTTGCCACACAAGAAGAAGCGATTGCAACCATACAAGCGAACTTTCAGTTGCAAACACAACAGTTGCAAGACCTTAGCGTAAAGAGTCAAGCTGCGCAAAGAGAATTAAATAGATATTCAGAGTTTATTAAAAATTACCAACTGAGTGACAAGATTATGGGTGACCCAGTTGACATGCAAAGGAAGATAAATAATGGTACAAAACATATCATGGAGGACATTGAGAACATCAGCGCTACCATTGATGATCTTGATGATGGCTTGCAGTTGCAGCCTACTTCCGACTAGAGAAATACAAGTAAGCGCCAAGCCTATCGAACGTAAGATAGTTCAGCCTGTTATGCCTAGAGAAATAGATCTTAAGCAGGTTACGTGGCTTACGATTACCCCAGAAAACTTTGAAGAACAGTTTGCTCTTATTGAGGACCAAGAGGGCGAACTTGTTTTTTTAGCTATGACTGTACCAGATTACGAGACTATGGCGTACAACATGCAAGAAATTAAAAGATATATTGTAGAACTCAAAGATGTGGTTGTGTATTATAGAAAAGTAACAGTTAATGAAAAAGAAGAATAATCTGTTAAACTTAAATAAATAAAATAGTTCAAGGAGGAACGTAATGGAGAATATATATGTTAGATTTAACATTAAAATTGATTCAGTTAGCTCCTTGGGTTATATCAGGCGCATCACTCATTTGTGCCTTGACACCAACACCAAAGGATGACATTTGGATTGGCAAAGTTTATAAACTTATAGATTGGTGCGCAATCAATGTAGGTAAAGCAAAGGAGAAGTAGATGGCTAAGAAAGCGCCAGATGCTTTTGTTTACAAAGCAACTTTAGAGCGAATCGTCGATGGAGATACTTTTGACTGTTCGCTCGACCTTGGGTTTGATGTAAAGCTACACAAACAAAGAGTCCGTTTAGCAGGTATAGATACTCCTGAATCCAGAACACGAGACTTAGCAGAAAAGAAGTTGGGCCTTGCAGCCAAAGAAAGACTAAAAGAATTATGTGTAGGAAGCCTAAAAATTAAATCCCTGGGTAAGGGTAAATACGGCAGAATCCTTGGTATACCTTATACAGAGGATGGTAAAGATATCTGCAAAATATTAATAGACGAAGGTCATGCAGTGGAGTACCACGGCGGGACTAAAACAAAAATATGGGGTGATTACTAATGAATGACGGACACGGAAGATTT